GGTTTAGCTAATACCTTTGATAATTTAAGGGATAATGTCGGAGCATCATTAGCAGAACTCGGTAAAGCAATAAACGAAACATTAAATTTAGAAGCAGTTGCAGCAGCATTGAGTACAGGATTGCAAAGATTAGTAGATGGATTTAAGTCACTTAATCCGGAAACGCAGGGCTTTATTGTAAAGGCTGGTTTATTAGTTGCAGCTTTAGGGCCTGCAATATTTATAGTAGGAAAATTGATAACTACCTTTAGTGCATTGATTGGTACTACTCGTTTAATCATGACTACGGTAAAAAACCTATCTACAGTTATATCCGGTGCTTTTGCAAAAATACTTGCTAATCCTGCTATACTTGGTGTTACTTTAGCTATTGCGGCGGTGGGTGCTATTGCTTTATATGTTTATGATAACTGGAAAGCATTTAGCGATAATTTTAAAAACATTTGGATAAATATTAAAAACTCCGTAATGCAAGGAGTTACTTTTGTTTTAGGTAAATTAGATAATTTACAAAAGGCATTAGGATTAGATTTATTTGATTTGTCAGGCATGACAAAGTATCAAGAAGAACAAAGGATAGTAGCAGCGGAATTTAAAACAATAGGCGAAACAGTTGATAGTCTTAAAGGTAAGTTTAAAAGCCTATTCATGGCTGCACCGGACAAAGGTACAGGAGGAGGCAAAACAGAAGGCACAGGTGAATTAGTGTTTGGCGATGGTGGCGCACCCACAGGAGGCGGAACGGGCACTGCAACTGCAACAAGTCCAGTAGCTGCCATTGCGGCTGAATCTACGGGTATAACAAATATGCTGCCTACTTTAGATTTACTAGCTATAAAATTAGATACAGCATCTGCAAGTAACCAAAGATTAAAAGAAACAAGCGAAGAAGTTAAAAATTCATTTGTATCTACAGAAGCTCAAATGATGAGTTTTGGAAATACAATAACAAGTGCATTGATAGCAGCTACAGACGCATTTTCTAATTTAGCAGTGCAAGGCGAAACAGATATGAAAAAATTAGGTAGTGCAGCTATGCAAGCAGCAAGAAGTATAATTTCTTCATATATCAAAGAAGGTGTAGCAGGTATTATAAAAGGTATATTATCAGGCCCACTAGGTAAAACTTTAGGTCCCGGAGCTTTAGCGGTTGCCGGTGCGGCTGGGGCAGGTGCAGCGGTTTTGTTTAATACAATGATAAACAAAGTAGCTCCGCCAAAATTAGCGCAAGGCGGTTTAGCATACGGCCCAACAATGGCAACCGTAGGGGATAACCGAAATGCGCGAGTTGACCCTGAAGTAATAGCACCTTTATCAAAATTAAAGGGAATGTTAGACGGTGGCGGATCGCCATACATTTTAACTACTAGAGTGGCAGGAAGTGATTTACTTGTAATCATGGAGAAAGCTAAAAATATTAATTCAAGAATCAGATAATGGGAGCAAGATACACATCTACATTTTATTCCGAAAAAGGTCGTAAATATTACTTGGTAATTGACGATTCTAGTTTTCGGGAATGACTTATGACGTAGATGTTACAAGCGCACAAATAGAATGGCAAGCCGACGTTGAAAATGGTTTAGAAAGATACGCGCCTATTATTGGTAGTAATTTTAAGTTTACTATCATTATTGATACAGAACAAAAACAACAATTATTAACCGATTTTTTAACGGCACCAGAGGGTAGATTTACAATTCAATTAACGGCTTACAATACATCTAATTCACCAAACTTTTATTGGTATGGTTATATTCTTGCTGATTTAATTGAATTTGACGATGTCCCTTTAGAGATGGGATATAATTACACGATTAATGCTATTGATGGTATAGGTTGGTTAAAAGGAATTGATTATAAGCCCGATGGCAGCGATGTTTATCAGGGTGACGATACAATTATTAATCATGTAAATAACTGCCTTCAAAAACTTACATACGTTCAATCAATATATGGCACCAATGTAGGCGTGTTAGCTAGTGCCTTCCAATGGCATGAAGATAGTTGGACTTATTCAAGTGAAATAGACCCACTTTTAAGAATGAGGGTAAATCATAAAGTTTTCTATACCGTAGATAGCAAGGGTAATTATACCTACATGAAATGCTATGATGTTCTAAAAAGAATGATGGTACCATTAGGGCTAAGATTCTTTTTTTCAGATAGAAAGTTTTTCATGGTGCAGCCTAACACTTATTTGGATTCAGCCGTCACAATTAATATTTATTACCTAACATCTACTTTACTACAGCAAAGTAGTTTTCAATCGAGTATTGAAAATGATAATTATTCGGAAACAAACAAGATGCTACGATTCGCCGGTGGTAAATGGAGCTATTATGGACATATAAAAGATTTAGATATTGAATACGAACATATCGCATCGGTAAATTTACTTAGTGGTAAAATATTCAATAATTTAGCGACTGAATTTTTTAATTCTAAAGACCTTGATTATAACAACGACGAAGCGACTATTACATTTACTTCGGTAATGAAATACAGGGATAGTCAGGTAGGCTCTAGCACCATAGCAGAACATATTGTAGAGGGTTCTTTTGTTATTGAGTTAAGACCTATTGTAGTGCCATTAATTGATTTTTTAACGGCTAATCGTTCCCCAGAAATTACCACATGGACATTAGGTAGCGGATGGACTTTTTCAGATGGAAGTGGCGCGGCTTTAGGTCATGCTAAAGCTACTAATGCAATAGGTGATTTAGTTTATACTAATTTTACGCCTACCAATGGAGCTACTTATTATGTATCATTTGGTATTGAGGTTACAAGCGGTACATTAGTTTTAAAAATGGGTGGCGATACGTTTAGCATTACGACTACGGGAGAATACTATGAAAGGATAGTTTGTATTTCTACACAGCAATTAACATTTGACCCTAGCGGAACTTTTAACGGTAAAATTAATTACGTGAAAGTAAATCATGTAAAATACTGGTTAAAAAGAGATATTTCATATAATGGATTTCAGCATACATTTTCCGCTCAAAGTTGGGAGCAAACTTTTAGTTATTATAAATTTGTTATTCCGGGTGGTTCGACTACATTACCTGCGGCTGGTGGTACGGTAGATAATATCATAGTAAATTGGACCACACCAACAATGCCCGAAAGTGGTGACGTTGGTGTAAGGTTTTTATTAAGCAGAATCCAAACGGCTACAGGTGCGGATTTACTTACAAGCTATCTTAAATTCTATGAATTGGGAAATTTATTCATGGAACATTTAGCGGCTGGAAATTTAGGAGGGCAAAATGATGTTATTGTGTATGGTTCATTTAACAATGATACAAGTAGTATAAGCGTTAAAAAAAGAGTGTTTATTGGTGATGGTCCTTCGTTAGGTTCTCCCGGAGCGATAAGAGTAAAAAACGATAGTAACACGTGGCAAATAACCGACGGCACTGGATGGAGAGTTAAAAATATAGGTGATGGGAAAAACATTAATCAGTTATTGGTAAATGAAATTATTAAGGGTCAATTATTTCCAGTAAGAAAAATGCTTAGTATGGCTTTTCAAATATTGGATAATAATAATCCTTGGTATCCTCATTTAGCTATTGAAAATAATGATGTTAAATATATCATGGAAACGGCTACATTAGAGTTAAAAAGCGATATAGTTCAAGGGACATTTATTGAAATTATAGACCAATCATAATGCCATACACGGAAAAAACTGTATTATTTAGAGGGTTAGATTTTGATTCAGGGAGAACGCCAAATCATTCACCCGGTGGTGTAGCTGGGACAGGATCCACAACGCCAACAAACAGCGAACCAAACACTCAAAATAGTAGCGTTACAAAAGTTTTTAAACAATCTTTTTTAGATAGTTATACCAATGTTTTAACCGTCACTAAAAATAGTGGTGTACTGCCTTCTAATCTTGAACAACTATTGATTTTTCAAAACGGTCAAGAACTTATTAGCTCACAATTTACCGTTGCTGGTTCAGTAATTACTATAGATTCATCTACTCATTACGATGGTTCTAATTATGTCATATTTTTTATAATTGTATAATGGAAGAAATTAAGCCAAAAAAAGAAAGAAAGTTTTTAAAAGCCATGGGTGAAGTTGCATTGACTTTGGTGCGTGAGTTGCTTTTAAATGCCGGTAAGAAGTTAATAAACAAATCTGGTAATAAAAGACAGAGTCTTGTTCTTGCATTTATTATTTTAGCTTCTACCTTTGCTATTGCCCAATATCCAACAACAACCAACAAGCAAAGGTTAGGTTTCCAGACGAGTGGCGATGGTTTGGTTTTTAGAGGTCGCGCTTCGGACACAACGGCTTTAAAACCTTCTACTATAAATAATGCCTATCATTTATTTGATACGCTTAATAATGTCTTATTTAGCTATATAAAAACTAAAGGAGGCTGGAAGTTTAATAACTCTGATACGGTAATTATTCAAGGCGTTACCATGCCTTTTGATTCTATTACTTTTAATATGGCAAAAGATGGCACAGTCGGAGTGGGAGAGGTGGAATATAATGATACACATGGCTCTTTAATACAAGGTTTAAAAGGTGGTAATGTCACAAATGTTATCGGTCAACAATTACACCAACGGGTAAATAATAGAACAGGCGCAACTTTGACAAAAGGAACGGCTGTTTATTTGTCAGGAAGCCAAGGCAACAGAATAACCGTTGCCAAAGCCTTAGGCGTTACCGATGCCTTTTCGGCTAATACATTTGGAATAGTTGCTGAAAATATTTTACATAATCAAAGCGGATATGTTATAACCGAAGGATTAATTAAAGATATAAATACAAGTGCTTTAGTTGAGGATTCAGCCGTTTACCTTTCGCCAACGGTTGCAGGTGGCCTAACATCAACAAAACCACAGGCTCCGCAGCATACAGTATATATCGGTATATGCGTAAAAAGTAGCGCAGGTTCGGGGGAGTTGTTTGTTAAAATAAGAAATGGACAGGAATTAGACGAGCTTCACGATGTTCAAATTTCTAATCCCACAAATAACGCCTCACTTTATTATAAAAGTAGTGAAGGATTATGGAGAGATACAACCGCTTCCCTTTTGGTTAGTGATACGGCTTCGATGCTTACAAATTATTATCGTTCTGGAAGAAATCTTGGAATACCTTTAAGCGGTGTTTTAACAAATACAACAGGACTACCTTTAACAACGGGTGTTACAGGAATTTTACCTTTATTAAATGGAGGTACAGGCGCAAGTACACAAAGTGGTGCAAGAACAAATTTAGGAGGTACAGGAATAGGACAATATTTATTTACGCTTTCTAATTCAAATACTAATAAATATGCAAGATTTGACGCTACAAATCAAGTTACATTACTTACAAGTAGTGAACTTCGTACAGATATTGGTGCAGGTACGGGAAATGGAACCGTTACATCTGTAGGTTTATCGCTTCCAAATACAAATAGTATTTTTGCTTTGTCTGGATCACCAATAACAACAAGCGGAACATTGGCTTTAACATATAGCGGCACTGCTTTACCTATTGCCAACGGTGGTACAGGTGCAACAACGGCCGCAACGGCAAGAACAGCATTAGGGGCAACGGTAAGGGGTTCAAATACATTTACAATACCTGACGGTTCATCGGTAGCATTCCTACGTTACAATGCGGATAACACGGTAAGTCAAAGAGGAGCGGATGGAATGAGGAGTGATTTAGGAGGGACAACCATAGGCCAATCAATGTTCACTTTGACTAATCCATCGGCTATAACATTTCCAAGATTTAACGCTGATAATACGGTAAGCGCTTTAGATGCGGCTACGTTTAGAACGGCTATTGGTGCAGGAACAAGTAATTCAAATGGAACGGTAACAAACGTAAGCATCAACCCTACTAATCCAAATGGCTTAACAGTTGCAACAGGTACAACTACTCCAGTTATTTCAATGGCACTTGCAGCAAGTGGAACAACAGGCGTAGTAAGTAATGGAACACAACAATTTAGCGGTGCTAAAACATTTTTGGGTGATATAAATGGTTCAAGTGCTTTAAATGTTACAGGATTTAGCACCTTAGGAGGCGGAGTGGGAATTACAAATTTAGCATCAACATCAAGTATAACGCGTGTTATTGGTGTAAATTCAAGTAATGCAATAGGAGAATTAACGCTATCAGGTGGATTATCTGTATCGGCTGGAAATTTAAGCATTCAGGCTGCAACGGCAACGCAAACAGGAACAGTGATATCTTTTGGAAGTCAGGTATTTGGAGGTAATAAAACATTTAACGGAACAGTTACTTTAGCATCGGCAACGGGTACGGCTACAAGTGTTATTGGAAGAAGTAGTACAGGACAGGTAGTTGACTTAACTTTAGGAAGTGGTTTAAATTTGTCAAGCGGTACATTAAATATAGGAGGTTTTATTTCCGCATCTTTAGACTTTCCAAATACGAGCGCACAATCATCAAGTGATATAACCGTAAGTTATACTGGAGCACAAACATCACATCCTGTTATAATATCCGTTCCTGATGGTTCTGCTCCTTCAAATACAAATTACACTGCATGGGTATCATCCGCTAATGTTGTTAAAGTAAGATTCAATAATTATAGTGCAAGTGCTGTAAATCCTGCATCTGGTACATTTACAATATTTGTTTTAAACTTGTAATATGAAAACAACAATTTACAACCTCCTTCATTTAGGATACGAAAAAATAGCTTATGCGATTTGTTGCGGATGGATTGCATCGTTTTTCATACCGATTAAAGGATTTTTGATATTTACGGTATTTGTTGTTTTTGCGGACATGGGAACCGGAATCCTCGCTGCAAAAAAGGAAGGGCAAAAAATAAATAGTCGTGGGCTTTATCGGACAATGGAAAAGATAGTAGTTTATTTCTGTGGCATCCTTATATTCGAGGGTGCAAGAAATACTTTTAGCCTTCCTTTTAATATCACATACATGGCAGCGTTTTTAATGGCAGCCGTAGAGCTTACAAGTATTTCCGAAAACATTAAGCGGATTACAGGCGTTAATTTAGGGACTTTAATAACAAGATTTTTCAGACGTTAAAACAAATAATATGCAGACTAATTTAAAAGAGGCTTTAAAATCAGCCGACACAGTCAAAAGTCCATTAGGTGACGTGGCTTGTTACTCCATGAATTTTGCCGAACTTGCTGGAGAAATTAACGTACATCTTGAAGGCAATAAAGTTAAATTTACGTGGCGTGAATACATTCAGTTGGCTCAAATAATTTGGGATAAAATAAAAGAAACAAGCCGCGAATGCGCCGGCAAAGAGATAGAAATAAAAGTACCTCCTAAATTTTCTATAATTTCCGCAGCTTTTTCGTTAATAGGATTTCGTTTGTAAAGAAATAGGCGCAGCAGGATTCGCTACCTTAGGCAGCCGAGGGGAGTAGATTAGTTTCTATTCCCCTTAAAAATTAAAATTATGGACAAAAAAGAATTTTGTATATTTTTGGATGCTGGTCATGGTGGTATTAATCCTAAGGTAAAATTACCTAATGGATATACTACTTTCCCATCTAAATGTAGCCAACACAACAATGGCACCTTTCATTCTTATGGATGGTTTTTTGAGGGATTATTTAATCGTGCAGTTGTGCAATATATTGAACAATATTTGAATGATTGGGGCTTTATCACAATGAAGGTTTACGATGAAATATTAGACACATCACTAACTAAAAGAGTAAACAAGGCAAACTTTGCGGCTAAAAATTATAAAGCATCTTTATATTTAAGTATTCACGGAAACGCAGCAGAAAATAAAAGTGCTAGAGGATGGGAGGTGTTTACATCCCCAGGACAAACCAAATCCGATATTTACGCAGAAATTTTATTTAAAGAGGTAAAATCAAAATTTCCTAATTGGATTTTTAGGCCTGATACAACCGACGGGGATCACGACAAAGAAGCTAAATTTCACGTTTTAACGCAAACTAATATGCCTTCGGTTTTGTCTGAAAATGGTTTTTTTACCAACTATCACGATGCGAAATTAATGTTTGATACAGACTTTCAAAATAAAATAGCTTTGTGTCACGCTAGAGCTGTTTTTGAATACGCAACAAAAATAGGTTTAGTAAATTTTTAAATAAAAAGGGGGCAACGCAAATGTTACCCCGATATTACCACTAATTAACAAAAGTAATCAACCTAATTTATAAATTTATTTAATAAAGTTAACGATAAATTTCTAATATTTTCACCGTCTGACTCTTTGTAAAATTTGTATGCTATGGTTATCATTCTCCCAGGCTCCATCATATCCATTGGTGGCCTTTCATCTTTCATTAAAGGTTCAAGATAAAATTTAAGGATAGTTAATTTTGCTACCGTACCTTCAGCATATCTGATAGGTTTTGGATATTGCTTAGAAATTTTTTCAATTTCTTTCCATGTAGCAACACTAATGCCATCTATCATTTCATTATTTTTTTTCATTCGTCTTTGTTTTGTTTAGTTCTTCAATCAAAGCATCTGCTACATCAACCGCACTTTCAACAATGTATTCAATTTTAATATCAAGTCCATCCTTATTAGTTATTATTCCTTGCATTGCAATAGCTGCAAAATATTCACGTTTAGTTAATCCTTCGTTCGATGCATCAAGACCAAAATAAGGATCATTATAAGCTGCTTTTGAAAAAGCTGGTTCATTTCCATTTGTTTTCATGTTTTTGATAATTTTTAGCCTTTAAAGCAAGAGTAAAACAATCTATTTCGTCCTGACTTATTTTGGCTGTTTTAAAATTTGGTTCAAATTTGTAGCCTTCATTTTGAAAGACTTTCATAAATATTTCCTTTCCCCATTTTTTCCCCTTTTGTTCTGGGGAAATATTGTAAACTTCGCATCCATTATCTTTAATCCATTCGTAGGCTATTCGGGAAGCACCTTGATTCATACCTACATTTCGGGACAGACGAGACAAAATAGCTCTATTTGTGGAATTATTAAAGGTAATATTTTGAAGGCTAGAATCCTCTACCATTACAACAGGATTACCTAAATTTTTCCAAAAGATTGAATCTTTTAAAAAATCCAAAAACCTTTTATACCTTTTAAATTCAACTTCTTTGCTAGGCTTAATAAAACATGCGGCCATTCCGTTTAGTCTTAATGCTGGGTCAACTCCAATAAATGTTCTCATTTGTTTTTAGTTATTTCAATCAATTTTAATAAACTATTAATTTCAGCATTTTCGTACGTTTCAAACAATTCATGTTTAAAACAATAAGTACTTGTTTCGATGTTAAAAACCTGAGAAGCCCATTTAAAATTTAACCTATAAATTGCGCCTTCCAACCTGTATTTTTCCCTAAAAAATCTAAATGCCTGGGAGAATGTTGGAGCTAAACAAGCGCCTTTTATTTTTACTTGTTTATTTAGTCTTAATCCCCAAAGTTTACCATATATGTTGTAATTATCATAACAAGGCTCATCAAATCCCAATTCTTTAAGTGCTAAAGCCATTTCATAACTTACAAATTCTTTTTCCATAATTAAAATAATGATAATTGAAATGAAGTAATATTGCGTCTAAGTGGTTTAGGAAGATCTTCCGGAACATTCTTTATAATTGTTCTCCGTTTCCTCCTTCTTATAATTTTTGTTTCATTTATGCCATACGCCTCTACGCCTTTATCAACAAAATTTATTTCCAAAAGATAACCAAAAACTATAATAGTTCCAACAAATAAAAACATTGTTATAAATTCCCCTCCTTCATAGTGTTCTTGTAATCCAAAGAATATTTCTATTAAAGCCACAATAGTCGCGCCTAATGCTATTTTAGGTGGATAAGTACTTCTACCTTTAGTAGGGTTTAGAAAGTCCATAAAAACGACGGCAAAACGCCCTAATTGTAAAATACTGGCTGCAATGATAGCTAACCAAAAATCAATCGGGAGAAATATAGCGGTTAGGTAGGCGTTTATGCCATAAGTCAAAACAATCGTAGCCAGCATAATCGTAGGGATATTATCCGAAATACTTTCGAATGTCCATTTAAATTGAAGGTTGTTAAAATTCTTTTCCATTTGGTTGTTTGTTTTTTGTTTATAATAATTTAAGTTCTTGTTCTAGTTCCCAAATTTCTTCTGTTAAAACATGAAGTGAATGATCCACTATAGTATCTATAAGTTCTTTGTCAAGAATAATAAAACTACTTTCATTGATTCTGGTAAATTTTATATCATGTGTTTTTTTAAATTTTAAATTATTAATTATCTCTTTATTTTTATTTATTTTTTGCAATATATCAGATGCTTGTTTAGCTTGTTCTAAAGTCATTGTCTTTGATTTTTGTTGTTTAAAATTCGTTGGTTCTCTTTTTTAACGGGAAATTATCCGTTTTTATCTGCCAGTATTCAGCCATTAACGAGGCGCGAAATTTGTAATCTCTATCTGTATGATAGCCACTTTTATACACACATTTGCAAATAGATTCGTACAATTTGATTCCTTTAATCTTGTAGTTTGCTTTCTTACAAGCAGCATACCTACCGGAATTTAGAACGCTGGCCCACAACTTCATGCCTTCTTCGGTGTTGGATGCCTTCATAAATTTAGCACGGATATATTTATCCCTACCTCTGATAACTTCCCTTGTTTTGTAGGTTACTGACTTTTGACCTTTTAAAGCTTTCACGCCTCCAGCGTTAGCGTGTTTACGCCATAATTCTGTTTCTATTCCAGCACTTGTAGCCTCGATAATAAAGAAGCTATAAATCATTGAGATAGGAAAGTCAGTCAACAGATGTACGTTCATTAGCATTGATTCGTAGCAATATGCAATATAAATGCGACGTAATTTTGACTTATCAACTCCTTTTAAATTCCTAAAGCCTCTACTTTCCAATGTTTGCCTAAGTTGTTCACCGGATAACTTGCGCACCTCCCAGCCATACGAGCGAGATCCGTATGCGCTTTCATCAACTTCCTTCTTTTCATCTTTGCCCTGAATGGTGAGCGACGTAATTTTATGAACGTAAACAGTATCTTTTTGAATGATGGGAACAAAGGAAGTATAATTGTATTGGGTATTGATTGGAGAATAAATCAACCCAATAACAAAAGCAACTCCAACGGCTCCAGCTATCTGATAAGGTAGGCGTTTGTTTTGTGGGACGTATGTCTCAATTATTGGCTCTTTCATTATTCAACTATTTTTAGTTCTGCATAAAAATGACCTCCATCATACTCGATAGTTTCGTCGCTTGCATCTGCAATCACATTGCCGTCGCAATCCTTAACAAGCCCTCCCCATAGGAAGAAATCATCTGGGAAATAATCTTCGTTACGCATTTTGGCATAAACCTTTTCAACAGCGTGTCTTTTGCTATAGGCGGCCACTTCTTCGCATAAATCTTGATACCTTTTAGCATTGCCAAAATACATCACGGTGTAAATGTTCTTTTCCATTTGTTAAAATTTAGTGGTGAAAAAATAGGGCAGCTAATAAACTGCCCTTGTTATTTTATTTAATTTTCGTTTATAAATTCGCAGTAAAAATTTTCAAAATCATTCCATGCCTCATCAGTCATATATTCAATTTTGAATTGTTTTTCATCTTCTTTTATAACCCTTGCTTCACAAAAAATTGAACCATCTTGATTTATCATAAACCATCCAGTTAGGCCATTTATTTTTGTTGCTGTAGGATTGTATAGTCCCGAGTTATTGCTGTAAAAATTAATTGCCCATAAACATTTATCCATATTGTCGTGGATAGTATTTCCAACCCATTTAGTTTGAGCTATTTTTTTAAGTGCCTTAACTCTGGCGTTGTTTTCTAAAGTTTGCGCTATTGTCTTCATTTTGTTGTGTTTTAGTGGTAAAAATCGTTTCCTTGTTTCGATAAGTAAATTTACAAAACATTATTTATAAAAAAAAATATTTATGTATTTATTTAAAAAAAAAATCCCGTACCAAAACGATACGGGACAAAATCAACCTAAAATTAACCTACTTACCAAATGATGCAATACTTATTTCTTTATTTGGAACCTCAATTCTTAACTCCTTAAATTTCTTAATCGCTTCTTCGATGTTTTCAGCATCGGTTATAACTTTACCTGTTTTCCACTTAATTTGATATTTCATCAGTACCACTTTTTTATAAGGTCAACAATAAAGTAAATAACCCAAATTATGGTTATTAAACCACCAATGAGTACAAAGATACTTGCAGCATCTTTTATTAATTTTTGTTTTTCGTTTTCGGTTAACATTTTTTTTTATTTTCTCTATAAATTGCCATGTTGGCCAATAATCTTTCCTTATTTTTTGCGTAGTAAATCCTACTTCGTTCCCTGACTTTTTCCAAATATTCAAGTGTCCAATTTTCGCGAGCCTTCTTCCGGTATTCATTCATTTGTATCCGTCGTTTTTCCTTTTGAAATCGGCTTAAATTTGCCCTCCATTGAACCATATAGGAGGCGCGCTTTGCTTTCCTTTCTTCGTCGGTCATAGGCTATTTATTAAGATAGTTTTTAGATGCTACTGGATCCTTTCCTTGATTAGAATATTTAGCATCCTCTTTTTTGTCGTAGCTTACATTTGGCATTTCTGAAATATCTTGATATGTTATTTGCGCTATTTTCATGCCTGGGTAAATCTTAAGCGGCTGAACACAAACAAGCTCCAATGTCCAATGCCCTTTAAATCCAACATCTCCAAATCCAGCGGTTACGTGTACAAATAAACCTAATCTTCCTAATGAACTTTTTCCCATCAAAATTGGCACGTGTCGAAGTGTCTCCGTATATTCCACCGTAGAAGCAAGATAAACTATTCCTGGTTGTAAAATCAAACCTTCATCGGGAATAATTATAGGTGTTGATGGGTTTTTCTTTCGCACGTCTAAAACCCTTTCAGTGTACAAAATAAGCGTATTAGATAGCGTTAAATCGTAGCTATTTGTTCCTAAGTTGTTAGGGTTAAAAGGCTCAATAACGATATTGCCTTCGCTAATTTCGTCGTTAATTGTCTTGTCGGTTAAAATCATTTTATTTCGTTTTTAAATGTTTCGTTGTAATATTTTTCTCCATCAAAAATCCAATCTCCTTTTCTGCGACCTGTATCAAAAGCATCTATTTTTTGCTCCTTTTCCATTTCTTTGGCTTGTTCAATTTCATCCCTTAATCCCTCTTGTTGAATTAATGGTAACTTTTCCACCAACCATTCAACTGCCGTTTGTTTCATAAATCGTATTTTTTACGGTTATCAAATTCCTTTTTTGTAAAATAATATTCAGTTAACATCGCGGCATTTGCCTGTAAGTGTGCAGCGTGAAGTAGTCCTGATTCTGCATCAATATCCTCTCCCAGCCTTATCGCTTCCAAATGCCTCATTGCGGAGGCTATAACTTCCGTCCATGGCATTCCTTTCTCCCAGTTGCCTTCTGGATATTTGCCAAGTGCCTGTGTCCATATTTTAGCATATTCGCGATTAGCCAACGCAGGAATAAGGTCGTAGCGAAGTTTATCACTATTATGTCTTAATCCCCTAACTTCGTCGTATTCTGGATTTCTTCCTGAAGCTTTCATTAGGTCGTCGACGTTAATTTTCATAAATGAAATGCTTTTAAAGAGTGTTCAAAACTATTAGTACGCAATTTTAATTCATTTAGCATATCCTGTGCTATCTGCATTGTTTCGACTTGAGTATCTCGCGTAATTCTTAACTTCCAAAAGTTAATGTAAGCTAATAAACTTCCTGTCCAGATAAAAGTAGTTTCTAAATTTAATGGTAAAATAGTACGCGCTTGTTCCTTTGCTACTCCTAATTCAATTAACTCTTGATAAGCTATTTTAGCATCTTCTATTATATCATATTGAATAATATTAGCTATTGTGTTACTTGTTTCATCTAAATGTCCTTCACTACCTTGTTTACTTGATTTACTTTGTTTTCTCC